GACCTGTCGCTGCTCATCGAAGCCCACGGCGACAGCCTGCGCGAACTGTGGGACGCATGGGCCGCCGCCAAGGACGCGCCGACCGAGGCCAGCCGCGCCGACCGCCTGTGGCTTATGCTCGTGCAGCGGTTCCCGGCCGTGACGGCTTCGATCATCGCCGTGTCGGCAGATGAACCGGATGCCGAGGATCAGGCCCGCGCGCTCTCCTTCGCCACGCAACTCGATGCCGTGGTGAAGATCGCCCGCCTGACCTTCGAGGAGGTGGGCGGCCTGGGAAACTTCTTGTCGTCCCTCACCGTGGCCGTGCAAGGTCTCGGGCTGGCGCCAAGCAAGGGGGACGACCGGACTTCCCAGGCGCAGTCGTCACCCCCGCCCGTCACCCCCTGATGGACGTGTACGTCGCGCTTCGGCGTGACGCGAGTATGCTCTTAGAGCATGGTCATTCGGACGCTTACGCCTACGCCATCGCGCGGGTATGGTCCGAGGCCAAGATCGTTCGCGACCGCATTGCCGAGAGGGTGCAACTCGATGCGGTCGCGATGCACACAGTCATCGTCCAGGCATTGAGCGGCGGCAAGCACCTGGAAAAATTCCTGAAGGAACTTCGGGATGGTTGAACGGCGCGACATCGAACTTGCCATCCGTGCCCGCGATCTATCGACGGGCACGCTGACGCAAGCCACTCGCGCCGTTCGCGCGCTCACCGGAGCCATCGAGGAGCAGGCAGCCGGAGTAGCCCGCGGCGATACGTCGCTCGAAGACCTTCGCCAGACCTACCGGCAACTGGAACAGGCGGCAAAGGCTCTTGCCGGCCAGCAAGGGCTGATCGACCAGTTCCAGCGGCAGACAGCGGCGATCACACGCTACCAGGACGTGACCCGGCAAGCCCGCCAGCGGGCCGACGAGTTCCGTGCGTCCCTCGCCAGCAAGGCCGAAGTGTCTGCCCGCGCCGAGGCGCGGATGCAGGCGCTCGAAGGTCGCGCAAAGCGGGTGGCCGATGCGCTGAAGAACCAACAGGGTGCGCTCGAACGCACAGGTCGCGCGCTCGAAAAGGCCGGCATCGACACTGCTGACCTCGGCAGTGCGTCGCAAACGCTTCTGACGAGCGCGCAGCAGGTTGGCGCTGGCCTGACGTCGCTGAATACCGTCATGTCGGGCTACTCCAAGACGGTCCGGCAGGCACGGGAGGCGGAGAAGAACAAAGAGCGCGCCGCCGAGTATGCAGCACTGTCGGCCGAGGCGGACCGCCTCGCCACGTCCTACGGGCGCCTGGGCACGGCAAACGTGCAGTTGGCTCGCACGCAGGCCCGCGCTGGTGGAGGCGCCGAGGCCGCCGTCCTGGGCGCCCGAGGACGACCGCAGGCTACCAACCTGACGGACATCTCTGCCGCGGCAGGGGCACAGGCGCAGGCGGTCCAGGATACCCTCGGCAAGCCGGTCCTGAACTACCTCGGCCTCCTCGAAGACCTCGAACGCTCGCTCCGCAGCGTGCAGGGCGTGGCGAAGCAGGTAGACGGATATCAGGCGCAGGCGAACGCGGTCCGTGCGACGCGCGAGGAGTTCCTGCGGGCGCGCGAGAACTTGAGACTGTTGCAGGAGCAGCAGCGCCGCGACCCGACGCCACAGAACGCTGCTGCGCTCCGGGCGCAGTTGCCCGTCGTTCAGCGAACCAAGACGGCGTTCCTCGAACAGTTGGCCTCACTGAAGGTACTTCGCGAGGAGTTGAAGCAGGCCGGCGTCAATACGCGCGACTTCGGCGGCGAGCAGACGCGCCTCGTGGCGCTGACGCGGACCACCAACGACGCGATCAAGCAACTCAACACGAACTTCGCGCAGTTCGGTGGGTCGCGCCGTGAAGGTCCGGCCGGGTTCCTCGGCCTGCGCCCCTATGAGTTGCAGAACCTGTCGTTCCAGATAAACGACCTGTTCACGCAGATCGCGAGCGGGACCAGCATCACGCAGGCGTTCGCGCAGCAGGCAGGCCAGATCGCGCAGATTCAGCCGATCTGGACGCGCCTCGTGGCGTTCGCGCCAGCGTTCGTGGCTCTCGGTTCGGCGTTCGCAGTCCTAGCGGTTTCCGTTAGCCGCCTGACCAGCACCAACGCCGCACTCAGGACGTTCTCTAACCTCATCAACACCACGGCGTCAGGCGGCACGCTTGGGGCGACCGCACAAAGCCTTACGGCAATTGCGAGAGAAGGCGAAAGGCTCGGCCTCGCGTTTGCCGACTCGCAGAAAGTCGTCAGTGAGTTTTTCCGTGAGGGCTTGAGCGAGGAGCGCATCCGATCCCTGATACCGGCGGTGCGCGGACTGGCGCTGTCGCTTGGTGAAGACGGAGCGAAAGCCGCAGAACGGTTCACGTCGGCCCTTAATGGATCACTCGACGACATACTGCGGCTGGATAACCAAATACGCTTTCTCACCGTGGCGCAGCGTCAGAACATCGTGGAGATGTTTCGCCAAGGGGATGCGGCCAACGCGCAGCGGACGGCGCTGGACGCGCTCGAACAGCGATATCGCGGCGCGGCGAACGTACTTGAATCTGAGTTCACCCGTGCGCTCCGTGACGCCAAGAATCAGTTTCTCGGTCTGGCGGACGAAATCGCAAGCGGCGCAGTTGGTCGGGCCGCCATCGCCACGCTTCAAACGCTCGCGGGTCTCGCAGAGCGTCTAGCCAGCGGGCTGCGCGCGGCCCGGGGCGAGGCCAGTCAGGTTCAGGTCACACCGCAACAGGCCGCAGCCTTGCGTGTCCAAGGGGCGCAAGAGCGGGTCGCCAACGCCGAGCGCGCAGTGGCGGAAGGCGGCAGCATCTTCCGCGCCGGCAGTCGGCAGCGCGCGGATGAGGCGGCGCGAAATCTGCCACGCTACCGAGAGGAGTTGGCGCAAGCACAGGCGGCGGTTGAGGCGCTAGGGCGAGCGCAGCAGAACCAGCAGCGCGTGGCTGCGGAGCGGAACGACGAGCGCACGCTTCAACGCGGTCGTGAGTTCATATCGCAACTTGAACGCGAGACTGCCGCGCAACGTGCCGCCACGGACGCCGAGCGGAAGCGCCTTGAAGTTCGGCGTGCAGGCGAACTCGCGGTTGAGCGCGCAACGCGCGAAGGTGTGCGCGACGTCTCGCAGATTGAGCTAGTGCGGGCGCTCGCCGAGGAGGCAGAGCGACGCCAACAGCAGCGGCAGGGCGGCGGAGGCGGCGGCGTTGCGGCGGTCCGTCGCGGACTTGCGGAAATTCAGCGTGACCTCCAAGACACCATTCGCATCCGCGACGAGACGGTCCGTGGCATCCAAGAAGATGTGGCGGCCGGCGCGTTGTCGCCCGTCCAGGCCATCGAGCGTATTCAGCAGGCAGCCGATCAGGCTCGCCCGGCGTTGGTCCGTCTGGCCGAGGAGGCGCGCCGATTCCAGGCGCAGAACGAAGGGCGCGGCGGGGACTCCGTTCGGGCCTCGGCCTTCGCGCGAGTGGTCGCGCAGGCAGAGCGGGCTGCGGGGGCCGGCGGTGCGCGTGCAGGCACCACGGCCGTCCTGAACCAGTCGCAGCAGGAAATCCGGCGCATCCTCGGCGAGCGCCAGCAGATCATCCAGACCAACAACGCCCTCGAACAACAGGGCGTCATCACGCGGGCCGAAGGCGAGCGGCGCATCGTCGAAGCCTACGAGCGGACCAACGAGGCACTTCGGGCGAACATCGACGCCTACGAGCAGGCAACACAGGCCGCCGCAGCGAACGGGGCGATCTCGGCGAATGCTGCGGCGCTGAACGCCGCGCAAATTGAGGGGTGGCGGGCCAGTCTCGTCCGCATCAACCCTGAACTGGCGCGGCTGAAGCAGGGCATCGAGAACGTCTTCGCGCAGAGCGCCGGCACGTTCATCGACTCACTGGCGAAAGCCACGGGCGATCTGCTTGCCGGCGTCACGTCGCTCGAAGAAGCATGGGAGGCGGCCGGACAGGCAGCCTTGCAGTTCTTCGCGGACGTGCTGAAGGGCATCGCGCAGGTCATCATCCAAGAGCAAGTCCTGATCGCCGTCCGGGCCATCTCGAAGGCCCTCTCTGCGGGCGTTGCACACAGCGGCGGCACGGTCGGTGCGCTCGGCGGTCGCAAGCGTGACGTGTCTCCCGCGTGGTTTGCTGCGGCGCCACGTCTGCACGACGGCACGCTCGGCCTGAAACGTGACGAGTATGCCGCCATCCTGCAACGCGGCGAGGAGGTTCTGTCGCGCGACGACCCGCGCAACATAATGAATCGCGGCAAGACTGGCCCAGGTGGCGGGTCGGGCGACGGGGGTGGGGTCGGTCTTCGTCAGGTTCTTGCCATCGGGGATAGCGAGATCGCGAACGCCATGTCCGGTGCCGCAGGGGAGCAAGTCTTCATGACCTTCCTTCAGCGCAACTCGCCCACTGTCCGCGCGATGCTGAAAGCCTGACCCGTGGCCGTCGAGAACCTTCCGCATTGGACGATCAAGCCGAACTGGCGCTCGCCGCTTGCCGAAACATACTCGTGGCTGACGGGCCTTCTCAGGAGCGAGTCAGGGGCCGAGCAGAGGTTCGGACTGCGGCAGAGCCCGAGGAGGTTCCTCGAACCGTTGATGACGCCCATAGGGTCGGCGCGGGCGCTGTTCGACCTGTCTGTCGGCAAGGTCGGTGCCGACCCGTGGTACGTGCCGCTCTGGCACGACGTCGGGCTCCTGACGGCCACAGTTTCGGCCAGCGCCACCACCATCCCGGTCGTGACCGAAGACCGGCAGTTCGAGGTCGGCGGCTTCGTCATGCTGCGCGGATCGGATTTCGAGTCGGAAGTCCTCGAAGTCACTTCTGTCAGCGCGACCGAGATCGAAGTGGCGGACGGCCCGGACGCCTCGTGGCCAGCGGGCGCGGAGATTTACCCGTGTGTGAAGGCGAGGCTGACCGAGCAGCCGAGCATGAACCGCATCGTCAACCGCGTGGTCGAGAGCGCGCTGCGCTTCGAGGTAGTCGGCACGAACGACTACACGCCGACCGCCGCGACTACGACCTATCTCGGCCTCCCGGTCCTGACAACGCCGCCGGACGAGTCCGTGTCGTCCTCGCATGGCTACGAGCGCATCTTCGACAGGCAGGACAACTCGACCGGCATCGCCGAGGTCATCCACTCGTCGCTGCTCGGTCTGACGACGCAGGGCCACTCTTGGTTGTGCGCCACGCGCGCGGAGCGCAACGCGCTGCGGGAGTTCTTCTACTCGCTTGAAGGCCGATGCAATCCGCTGTGGCTGCCGACATTCGCGGAAGACCTGACGCTGGCAGAGGACGTCGAGAGCGCCGACACGTCGCTCGTCGTCTTCCGGTGCGGCTTCACAGATTATGGCGGCCCTCGTGAGGGGCGCGAGGACGTCATCATCTTCCGTCGCGACGCGGCGCCGATCATTCGCCGCGTCACAGGGTCGTCCTTGAACATGGACGGCACCGAGAACGTGGTCCTGTCGGCGGCGGTCGGCGCAGACGTCGCGATGGGCGACGTACAGCAGATTTGCTTTCTGTCGCTCAACCGGCTTGATGGTGACGACGTGAACTTCGAGCACTACGCGGCCGGCGTGTGCCGCGTCAGCGCGAATTTCCGCAGTGCGCCGGACGTCCGCAGCGCGTCCGCAGTGGATGTCGAAATCTTGCCCAATACCGCGATGACGCTCGGGGCTTGCGGCGAGTGTACGCCTGCGCTCACGCCGAGCGGGTCGCGCGTGCTCATCAACGCGGATGGCGGGTCGTTTGCGCGAGCCTACCCGACTGGCGGCGGCGGGTTGGCAGTCTCCTACCGCAATTGGCTCAACTCGCGGCCGATGATCCAGCGACTTACCGCCGCA